ATGCAATTCCGCGAACGGCGCCGCGTGATCCAGGTGATCCGCACCGTCTACGATCCGGAGCTGAAGCGCGGCCGCTCGGAGCTGGTCGGGAAGATCGACAAGGCCGCGCCCGCGGTCACCGACAAGCTTCAGAAAAGCTGCACGCCGGAGGAGCTGTCGGACATCCTCACCTATCTGGACGAGCGCCACAACCGCCTGCGCAACGAGGCGGTGCGCGCCGGGGCGGAAACCCTGCCAGCCCAGATGCGCGCGGCGGCGGAGTATTTCCGCACCCACCGCGACGGCGACGCGCGGGCCTTCGCCACGGACATTCGCTTGGCGTGGGAAGAGTTGAAGACGGCCCTGCGCGAGGCCGGCTTTTCAAAGGGCAAGGTGCTGAAGAAGGCCGCGGAGCGGGCGGAGACGCCGGCACCCTCCGAGTCTTTGGCCGCGGAGGACACGGCTGCGCCGGCGGTGTCCCCGTCTGCCGCTGCACCGGTTCGCAAGCCGCGCGCAAGGAAGGCGCGGACCGCGCCCGCCGCCATGGAGGGCGCCGTGGACGGGGCGGTCTCGGCTCCCGGCGGGACCGGCACTCCTCCGGCGACCTGAGAGCCGCGCCGCCGGTTCACCCCAGGCTCAACCGCCGTCGCGGACCAGCGCGCTGGCGGCGTTGCGGTGATGGGTCAGCGACGCGGCGAGGCGGGCCAGCCAGACGTCGCTGGCGGTCCGGCCGGCGGGCAGGGTGCGGCGGCGTTGTGCCGTGCCGCGGCGGGCCTCCGCGGCCAGACGGTCGTGCAGGCGAAGCGCGGCGGCGTGGGTCAGCGTGGCGCAGCGCTCCACCCCATGGAGAACCGCCGTCCGCAGCGCACCACGGGGCGGTGCGTCGTCGTGACGGCGTTCCAGCTCTTCCAGAAGCGACGGACGAGGATGTGATCTTGCGATTCCGGTCATGGCCGGACGCTAAACCCTTCCGCCAATGCTGTAAAGGAAAAGTATCCTAGGACGGTGTGCCGCGCGGCTGGCTCTTACTGGCTCGCCCAGACGATGCGGGCCATCCAGGCGACCTCGGCGCGCGGGATGCTGCGGTCCGGATGGGCGCGGTTGATGGAGATCAGCTCGATCTTCGTGGCGGTTTCGCGGACGAGTTGCTTCGCCATCACCTCGCCGCCCTTGGTGCGGACGACGACGCGGTCGTTGCGCCGGATCTGTGCGGCGGGCGAGACGATGATGGTGTCGCCGTCGCGGTAGACGGGGTCCATGCTGTCCCCGGCGATCTCCAGCGCGTAGGCGTGCGGATCGCCGATGCTGGGGAACAGAAGCTCGTCCCAGCCCACGCCCGAGGGGAAGCCGGCATCGTCGAAGAAGCCGGCGTTGCCCGCCTGCGCGTAGCCGATGACCGGCACCCGCTGCAGCGAACCCGCGCCGGCGGAATCGCCGACCAAGCTGACGAATTCCGACAGCGACGCGCCGGTCGCCTCCAGAACCTTGGACACGCTCTCCGTCGAGGGCCAGCGGAGCTTGCCGTCGCCGGTGGTCCGCTTGCTCTTGTTGAAGGTCGTCGGGTCCAGCCCCGCGCGCCGCGCGAGCCCGGAGGCCGACAGCCCGTGCTGGGCCGCGAGGCGGTCGATCGCCCGCCAGATGTCCGCATGTTTCAGCATGGGAGGATAATCACATAATCACGGAAAGCCGTCCCTAGGAACCTATTCATATTTTCCTTGACGAAGGACTTCAATCAGTACATAACGTGAACATGTGTTCGCCAGCCGCGCGCGCCGCGGCCCATCCGGCGCTCCGCCCGAGAGCGAAGCTGCGCCCGCGAACGCAAAAGCTGCAATTCCGAGGGAGGCCCGCGCATGGTCCAACGCCGCAACATGTCCATGGTCCTGTCCGACGCCGTCGGGGAACCGTTCGGCAGCGCGGAGGAGGCGTGGTTCTGGTCGGTCCAGGCGCAGGACGCCAAGGCCGCCGGGGCGCGCATCGCCGCCGGGAAGGGGCTGGTCCAGCGCCCGTGCGAGCCCGGCGACGTGCTGAGCGCGGTGGACCGGCTGTACCGCCGCCGTCTGCTGATCCGCGATCACCTGCATGTGCTGGTCCATTACGGGCGTCGCCTGATGGCGCCGGACCCGGCGCGGTATCGCGAACAGCGCGCCCACACCCTGTGGCGGGAGGCGTTCGAGCGGCTCCGCCCGGTGCTGCGCGAGAAGGGCATCGTCCAGTGAGCACGCCGATGCCGCCGTCGTGCCATATGGGGCCCTGCCGGACGCAAGGGGACTCGCCGCGCGCCTGGGTGGTCTTCCGTGGCGAGGCGGAGCTGTGGTGGCTGCGCCTTCTGAAACCGGGATTCCGCCACTGCTTCGCGCTGCTGCACGACGGGCGCCGCTGGGTGATCGTCGATCCGCTGTCGCCCTTCACCGACGTGTCGGTCCTCGACCTCCCCGCCGCCTTCGACCTGCCGGGCTGGTACCGCGGGCTGGGCATGGCGGTGACCCCGGCGCCGGTGCGGCGCGGCCTGACCCGCCCGGCCCCCTGGGGGCCCTTCACCTGCGTTGAGGCGGTCAAGCGCCTGCTGGGTCTCCACGCACCCGGCGTCCTGACGCCCTGGCAGCTCTACCGGCGGCTGACACGGCCCGCCGCATCCTGATCCGCGCCGCCGCGTCCTGCTTCCCGCCGCCCCGTCCCGTCACGACCGAGGAACCCCCGCCCATGGCGAACCTGTTCAAGGCGCCGCGGCCATCCGCGCCGTCCGCCCCTGCTCCGGAGCCCGCTCCCGTCGTCGCCGCTCCACCCCCGCCGGCGCCCGCCCCCGAGCCCGCACCGACCCCGGCCCCGCCTCCCGTGGAGACGCCGGCGCCCGTCACGACGCCCTGGTGGAACACGGCTCCGCTTCCCGAACCCGCCGCCCCGGTGGCGGAAGTGCCCGCCCCCCCGCCGCCCCCCGTCGTCGAGCCGGCCGACCCGGCTCCGGCGACGGAGGAGGAAAAGGACCCGGCCAAGGCCGCCGAGGCGCTGATCCAGCGGCGCAACCGGGGACGGGCGGGGACGGTCCAGACCTCCTGGCGGGGCGCGCTCGACGTCGGCGCGCTGGTCCCGCTGCGCAAGCGCCTGCTGGGGGAGTGATGGGATGAGCGACACCCTGAATGACAGTGTGAGCGGCCGGCGGCGCGGCAAGACCTCCGCCCCGCCGAACGGGCCGGAGCGGTTGCTGGAGCGCTACCGGGCGGCGCGGGAGCGCCGGTCGGTCTGGGAAAGCCACTGGCAGGATTGCTACGACCACGCCCTGCCCAACGGGCAGCCCTTCCGCGGCGGCGGTACCCCCGGCGAGCGGCGGGTGGACCGGCTGTTCGACGGGACCGCGCCGGACGCCGTGGAGCAGCTCGCCGCCAGCCTGCTGGCCGAGCTGACCCCGCCCTGGTCGCGCTGGTTCGGGCTGCAGCCCGGCCCGTCGCTGCCGGACGGGGAGCGCGACCGCGTGGCCCCGATGCTCGACCGCGCCGCCGGCATCCTGCAGGCGCATGTCGACCGCTCCAACTTCGCCGTCGAAATCCATCAAGCCTTCCTCGATCTGGTGACGGTGGGCACCGCCTGCCTGCTGATGGAGGAGGCGCCGCCCGGCGGTGCGTCCAGCCTGCGCTTCACCGCGGTGCCGCTGGCCGAGGCGGTGCTGGAGGAGGGGGCGGACGGGCGGCTGGACGGCACCTTCCGGCGCAGCGAGGCGACGCTGGCCCAGATCGAACGCCGCTTTCCCGGAGCCGCCCTGCCGGACGAGGTGCGGGAACGCGGCGCCGCGGAGCCGGACAGCCGCTTTCCGCTCGTCGAGGCGGTGCTGCCGGACGGGCTGGCCTACCGCTGGACGGTGGTGCTGGACAGCGGGCTGGCCGATCCCGCCACGCTGGCCGAGGGGCGCTTCGCGCAATCGCCGTTCATCAACTTCCGTTGGTTGAAGGCACCGGGGGAGACCTATGGCCGGTCGCCGGTGATGAAGGCGCTGCCCGACATCAAGACCGCCAACAAGGTGGTCGAGCTGGTGCTGAAGAACGCCTCGGTCGCCGTCACCGGCATCTGGCAGGCCGACGACGACGGCGTGCTGAACCCCGCCACCATCCGGCTGGTGCCGGGGACGATCATCCCCAAGGCGGTGGGCTCGGCCGGGCTGACGCCGCTCGCCAACCCCGGGCGGTTCGATGTGTCGCAGCTCGTGCTCGACGACTTGCGGGCGCGCATCCGCCACGCGCTGCTCACCGACCGGCTGGGGCCGCTGGACCAGCCGCGGATGACCGCCACGGAGGTCGTCGAACGCTCCGCCGAGATGGCCCGGCTGCTCGGCGCGACCTACGGGCGGCTGCAGGCGGAGCTGCTGACCCCGCTGGTGCTGCGCGCCGTCGGCATTCTGCGCCGCCGTGGCGAAATCCCGGACATCGCGGTGGACGGGCGCACGGTCGCGCTGCAGCACCGCTCCCCGCTGGCCCAGGCGCAGGCGCAGCGGGACGTCCAGGCGACGCTGCGCTGGCTGGACACCGCGCGGCAGCTCGGTCCGGAGGCGCTGTCCACGGTCGACGTCGCGGCGACCGCGCGCTGGCTGGGCGAGGCCTTCGGCGTGCCCGCCAAGCTGGTGCGGGCGGAGGCGTCCCATGGCTGATCCGGCGGACTGGAACACCGGCGGGTGGGGCTGGCTGGAGGGCGTGCCGCCCGCCGGGGCCGTCCCGGCCGGCGACCCGGCGCCCAGCTTCGCCCGCTGCTTCGCCGGGCCGGACGGGGCGCGGGTGCTGGACACGCTGAAAGCCATGACGCTGGACCGCACGCTCGGCCCCGACGCCTCCGACGCCGCGCTGCGCGACCTGGAGGGCCAGCGCCGTCTGGTCGCCCTGATCCTCGCCCTGGCCGCCCGCGGGCAGGGCGCCTGAGTCTTTCATCGATAAGGAGCTATCCATGGCCGACAATTTGCTGACCTCGCCCGTTCCCGGCGCCTTACCCGCCGCTCCGGCGGTGCCTGAGAAGTTCCGCGATCCGGGGACCGGTGCGGTGCGCGTCGAAGCGCTTCTGAAGTCTTATCTGGAGCTGGAGCGCAAGCTGTCCGCCCCCGCTTCCGGTGATGACGAGCGGCCCGACCTGCTGAGGGCGCCGGGCGTGCCGGATGGGCCGGAGGGTTATTGCATCGCCTGCGACCACGGGCTGTTCGAGCCGGATCCGGCGATCAACGGCCGCCTGCATGGCGCCGGCTTCACGCCGGAGCAGGCGCAGCTCGTCTACGACCTCGCCGCCGAGCGGCTGGTCCCGCTGATCCAGGAACTGGCCGCCGAGTTCCAGGCGGAGCGCGAGGTCGAACGGCTGTCCGCCCAGTTCGGCGGAGCCGAGCGTTGGCGGGAGGTGTCGCGGCAGCTCCACGCCTGGGCGGTGAAGAACCTGCCGCCGGCCGCGGTGGAGGGGCTGTCGACCACCTATGAGGGGGTGATGGCGCTGCACCGGATGATGACCGGCGGCGAGCCCGCCGCCCTGTCCATGCCGGCCGGCGCACCCTCCGCCGGCGGGGAGGCGGAACTGCAGGCGCTGATGCGGGACCCCCGCTATTGGCGTGACCGCGATCCGGCGGTGGTGTCGCGGGTGACCGACGGGTTCCGGCGTTTGTATCCGACGGCCTGATTGTTGGGCCGGCGGCGCGGCGTGGCTTCGCGGAAGGACCGTCGAGGCCATGCCGCGTCGGATGGGCGAAATGTCGCAGCCGGTTTCAAACTGGTCGGGGAGGGCGGGGACGGCCAACTTGGACGTTGCGTGTTTGAAATAAAAAAGCGACGCTTTCGCGCAGAATGACCGCCGCCCGGAAGAAGCCGGGTGCGACGACTGCCGCCGGGACCGTGATGACGCTGCGCCGCAAGATCCGCTGGCTGACCTGGATCGGCCTGATCGGCTGCCTCATGGCGGCAATACCGGCGCTTTACCTGCTGCGCAGCGGTTTGATCACGGAGCGGGAACGGCTGACCCACGCGCTGGTCGGGTCGGCGCACGCCATGCTTGGCGAGATCAACGCGTCCATCGAGGCCGGTGCCCTGGCGCGGGACGAGGGGCAGGGACAGGCGCGGCTGGCGCTGCGGGCGCTGGGGCGCGATCCCTTCCATGTCAGCGTGTTCACCGACGGGCGCGTGCCCGAGGGGTGGATGGGCGAGGGCCGTTCGGTCCGCGCCAGCCTGACCTTCGAGCCCTGGGGCTGGACCATCGCGGCGGCCAGCGGGACCGACGACCTCGATCGCGAGTTCGCCATGGAGGCCCTGGCCTTCATGCTGTTCATCGCCGTCCTTCTGGTGCTGAGCTGGCCGCTCTCGGTGTTCCTGTCGCAGCATGTGCTGGGTCCCATCGAGGCGCTGTCAGAGCGGATGGAGCGGCTGACCGAAGGGCAGACCGGCATCGACATCCCCGGCCGCGACCGCAAGGACGAGTTCGGCGCGATGGCCCGCGCCATGGACTATTTCCGGCAGGCCGCCGAGGCGTTGATCGTGCGCGACGAGCGGCTGTTCGGCATCATGAACAACATCGGCGAAGCCATCGTGCTGGTCGGCGAGGACGGTCTGGTCGAGGAGCACAACCCCGCCGCCGTCGCGCTGTTCGGCGTGCCCGCGGAGCGGCTCGACGGCCATCGCTTCGCCGACCTGTTCGCCGAGGAGGACCGCGAGCGCGTCGCCCGGCTGCTGGGGTTGGGGGCGCCGGCCGACGGTGCCGTCGCGGGGGTGGGAACCGGCGGCCGCAGGGAACGTGCCGAGGAGCTGGTGATCGAGCGGGCGGACGGGCGGATCGACGCCTCGCTCTCCCTGTCCTGCCTGGACGTGCAGGGGCGGCGCAGCTACGTCTGCGCGCTGGCCGACATGACGGAGCGGCTGCGCCACGAGCGGGAACTGCTGCGGCTGGCCACGCGCGACCGGCTGACCGGCCTGCCGAACCGCGCCCTCATCGAATCGCTGCTCGACACCTCGATCGAGCGGGCGCGGCGCCACGGCCGCCGCTTCGCGGTGCTGTGCCTGGACCTGTCGCGCTTCAAGCTGATCACCGACACGCTGGGCCACCACGCCGGGGACCTGCTGCTGCAGGAGGTCGCCTCGCGGATCGTCCTCACGGTCCGGGCGAGCGACACGGTGGGGCGCATCGGCACCGACGACTTCGCGGTGATCCTCGACGAGGTCGGCGAGGCGCAGGAGGTGGAGATCGCCGCCCAGCGGATCCTGGCCGCCTTCGACGAGCCGGTGCTGCTGATGGGGACCGAGCATTACGTCCGCCCGTCGATCGGCATCGCCCTTTTCCCCGACCACGCCGATAGCGCGCAGGAGCTGGTCCGCTCCGCCGACACGGCGCTCTACGCGGCCAAGCGGGCCGGCGGCAAGCGCCACGCCTTCTTCCGCAAGGAGCTGGCCGACCAGGCGCACCGCCATCTGGCGCTGGACCGCGACCTGCGCGCGGCGCTGGCGCGCGGCGAGTTCCAGCTTCACTACCAGCCCAAGGTGTCGCTGATCGACCAGTCGCTGGAGGGGTTCGAGGCGCTGCTGCGCTGGGACAAGCCCGGCTTCGGCATGATCCCGCCCGGCGAGTTCATCCCGGTCGCCGAGGACACCGGCTTCATCGTGCCGCTCGGTGACTGGGTTCTGGACGAGGCGTGCCGACAGTTGCGGGAATGGATCGACCATGGGCTGGAGCCCGTGCCGGTGGCCGTCAACATCTCGCCGCGCCACCTGCGCCAGCGCTCCGCCGAGGACTTCCGCCGCATCATCGACCGCCACCGCCTGTCGCCCGATCTGGTCGAGCTGGAAATCACCGAGGGTGCGGTGATGCAGGACATGGACCACGCCCTGTCGGTGCTCGCGGCGCTGAAGGCCATGGGCATCCGCGTGGCGGTGGACGATTTCGGCACCGGCCATTCCTCGCTGAGCTACCTGAAGCGGCTGCCGGTGACGACTCTGAAGATCGACCGCTCCTTCGTGAACGGCGTGCCGAGCGCGCGGGAGGACAACGGCATCGTCTCCACCATCATCGCCATGGCCGACATGCTGGGGCTCGACGTGGTGGCGGAGGGGGTGGAGAAGCAGGAACAGGCCAATTTCCTGCGCCACCACAATTGCACCCTGGTCCAGGGCTGGCTGACCGGGCGTCCGGTCCCCGCCGGGCAGGCCGCCGACCTGCTGGCCGTGCGCCTGCGCCGGACGGCGTGAGATTCAAAAGGTCCGGGGGCCGTCGCCCCCGGACCGTCCCGATCCAGGCGTCAGCGCAGCGCGCCCTTGACGTCCTCGTACTTGTCCTTCTGCCAGGACTCCAGACCCTTAAGGTCGTTCTCCGTCATGTCGACGGTCAGGCGCTTGCCCTTCATGTGCAGCCGCTCCAGCGGCAGGACGACGTCCTTGTCGCTCATGTCGGCGATGTGGTCGACGTCGATCACCGCGAAGGTCTGGCCACCCTTGCGGACGATGCCCTCGATCTCGGCGATGTCCTTGCCGTCGCTGCCGTAGACGTCCTTGCCCTTGAGCTGGGCCGCGGTCATCTTCGCGACCGCCGGGTCGAGCGAGCCGTGGGTGGCCGCGACCTGCCCGGTCGCCTTGTTGCTCGGGACCTCCTTGGCGGTTCCGGACATGCTTTCGGCCATGGCGGGCGTGGCGAGCAGAAGCGCGGCGACGCCACAGGCGGTGATGATCGTCTTCATGAAGCGTATTCCTTTTTTATGCCGTGTTTTCGGGCCGTTGAGGCCAACCGTTCAACAGCGCGGTTCCGGGGAATATTCCCTGCCACAAGGGAGTACCGCGCCTAGGGGATGGCTCCGGCATAAAGGAAAATATTCTTGACATGAAAGGCCGGATGTCCTAGAAACGGTCTTGCCAACGCCCGTTCTGCGTCCCCTCACAGGATGGGCCGCGGCATCCCGAACCTCCCCTCCATGCCTGTCCTGAAAGAGGCTGGCCGGACAACCGAAAGGCCCGGCCAGCCTCTTTCTTTTTCGCGCTTCGCCCGCGGCCGGGCGCGCGTCCCCCCGTCCTGTCCGGGGATCGGGCGCGCCTGACAACCGGGTGGCGGAATGCTTCCCGCCGGACGGGACCCCGCAGAACGCGAAAGGAAAACAGTCCGATGTCCACCTCGGTCGCCCAGGCTTTCGTCAAGCAGTTCGAGCGCGAAGTGCACGACGCCTACCAGCGCATGGGCTCCAAGTTGCGCAACACGGTGCGCACCAAGAACAACGTCCAGGGCGCCTCCACCGTCTTCCAGAAGGTCGGCAAGGGCACCGCCTCGACCAAGGCGCGCCACGGCGCCGTTCCGGTGATGAACCTGGACCACACGCCGGTCGAATGCACCCTCTACGACTTCTACGCCGGCGACTGGGTCGACCGGCTGGACGAGCTGAAGACCAACATCGACGAGCGGCAGATCATCGCCAGCGCCGGCGCCTACGCGCTGGGCCGCAAGACCGACGAGCTCATCCTCGGTGAGCTGAACAAATCCACCAATTACGCGGGTGGCCCCGGCGACGGGCTGACCAAGGCGAAGGTGCTGGCGGCCTTCGAGAAACTGGGCGAGTCCGACGTGCCGGACGACGGCCAGCGCTACGCCGTCGTCGGCTGGAAGCAGTGGAGCCAGCTCCTCGGCATCGACGAGTTCGCCAGCACCGAATATGTCGGCGCCGACGAGCTGCCCTGGCGCGGCACCCAGGCCAAGCGCTGGCTGGGCACGCTGTGGATGCCCCATTCCGGCCTGAAGGCGGAGGGCGGCGTGCGGCTGTGCCACTGGTACCACAAGACGGCCGTCGGCCACGCCTCCGGCGCCGACGTGAAGACGGACATCTCGTGGCACGGCGACCGTGCCGCGCACTTCGTCAACAATATGATGTCGCAGGGCGCCGGCCTGATCGACGCGGCGGGCGTCGTGACCATGCGCTGCCTGGAAGCCTGACCCCGGACACCTGACGCTCCCCGCCGACGACCGATCTGGAGTTTTCCCCATGCCCTATCTTCCGAAGGACCTGAGCGTCCTCGCCTACGCCAACGGCTTCACCCTGTGGCACTACACGACGCCGGACGCCGCCACGCTGGTGGACAACAGCGGCTATTTCAACGGCGCGTCCGACCTGCTGCGCAGCGGCGACATGATCCTGGCCAACACCGGCACCGCCGGGGCGCCCGCCGCCGGCGTCCTCGTCGTCGCCGCCAACGCGGCGGGGGTGGTGGACGTCGCCAACCTGTCGCCCTTCGGCGCGTCCAACACCGACTGACGATCCCTTTCCCACCCACATTCTGGAGACAGCATCATGACCGTTTCCTCCGGTTGCTGCTGGCTGGTTCCCACCGGCGCCGTTCTCGCGTTCGGCGGCGCCAGCGCCCCCGACGGCTATCTGTTCTGCGACGGCAGCCTGCTCGACGACGCCAGCCACCCCGCCCTTGCGGCGATCCTGGGCCGGGCGTTCAGCAACGCCTCCGACGCCACCGGCACCTTTCGTGTTCCCGACCTGCGCGGCCGCGTGCCCGCCGGCCTGGACAGCATGGGCGGCACCGCGGCCAACCGTGTGACCTCCGCCGGAGCCGGCATCGACGGCACGACCCTCGGTGCGGCGGGCGGCGAGCAGGTCCACACCCTGACCATCGAGGAGATGCCGAACCACAGCCACGATGTGATGTGGTTCAAGATGGGAAACAACTTCGCGGGCGGCAACGGCGCCATTCCCCAGCGTCAGCAAACCTCGAGCGTCGGCGGCGGCCAGCCGCACAACACCGTGCAGCCGACCCTGATCCTGAATTACGTCATCAAGACCTGATCACGGCTCACGCCAAGCCGGGGCGTTCAGGCGCCCCGGCATCCTTCCTCTGTTTCGAAGGATCGAACCCATGGCATTGACGGCCATCGGGCTGTGCAGCCGCGCGCTCCTCAAGATCGGGGCGACGGCGATCACCGCCTTCGACGAGGGCACCGCCGAGGCGGAGGTCGCGGCGGGCCTCTACGAACCGGCGCGCGACGCGCTGCTCTCCGCCAACGCCTGGAGCTTCGCCACCCGGCAGGCCCGGCTGGCGCGGCTGGCCGACGACCCGGTCGCCGATTACGGCGTGGCCTTCCAGCTTCCCGCCGATTTCCTGCGCGCGCTCGGCGCCGGGGCGGGCGGGCGGGGCCGCGGGCTGGACTATCGCATCGCCGGACGGGCGCTGCAGGCGGCGTCCGACGCGGTGGTGCTGACCTATGTCGGGCGCCCGGCGGAGGAGGACTTCCCGGCCTTCTTCGATCAGGCGCTGATCGCCCGGCTGGCCGCGGAGTTCTGCATTCCGCTGACCGAGAGCACGAGCCGGGCGGAGCTTCTGCAGCGGCTGGCCGAGAGCGAGTTCCGCCGCGCCCGCCAGATCGACGCCCTGCAGGACAGCCAGCCGGGCTTCGAGGATTTCACCCTGATCGACGCGAGGGGCTGATGGCGCGGATTCGTCAGGTGAAGACCAACTTCACGGCGGGGGAGATTTCCCGCCGGCTGCTCGGGCGCGGCGACCTGCGCGCCTACGACAACGGGGCGCTGGCGCTGCGCAACCTGTTCATCCACCCGACCGGCGGGGTGACGCGCCGCTCCGGCCTCGCCTTCGTCGATCCGGCCCGCGGCGACGGGCGGCTGGTCGCCTTCGAGTTCAACACCGAGCAGACCTATCTGCTGGTCTTTTCCGACGGCCGGATCGACGTCTACGGCGACGACGCGCCCATCGCCAGCGTCGCGGCGCCCTGGACCGCCGCCCAGCTTTCCCAGATCACCTGGACGCAGAGCGCCGACACGCTGCTGGTCTGCCACCCCGACGTGCCGCCGCGCAAGCTGACCCGCAGCGGCGCCGACGCCTGGGCGCTGAGCGGCTGGAGCTACGTTGCGGAGGGGGAGCGGGTGGCGATGCCCTTCTACCGCTTCGCCGATCCCGCTGTGACGCTGACCCCGTCGGGCACGGACGGGCTGGTGACAGTGACGGCCTCCGCCGCGGTCTTCGACCCGAAGCAGGAGGGCACGCGTCTGCGCATCCAGGGCAAGCAGCTCCGCGTCGAGGGGGTGGTGTCGGGGACGCAGGTCACCGCGACGGTGCTGGAGACGCTGGCCGGCACCGCCGCCACGACGGCCTGGGACGAGCAGTCCTTCTCGCCGCTGCGCGGCTGGCCGGTGTCGGCGGCCTTCCACCAGGACCGGCTGGTCATCGGCGGCTCGCGCGATCTGCCCAACCGGCTGTGGCTGTCGCGCTCCGCCGACCTGTGGAACTTCGACCTCGGCACCGGGCAGGACGACGAGGCCATCGAGTTCGGCATCCTGTCCGATCAGGTGAACGCGGTGCGCGCCGTCTTCTCCGGGCGGCATCTCCAGGTCTTCACCTCTGGCGCGGAGTACATGGTGTCGGGCGACCCGCTGACCCCGCAGAACATCCAGGTCCACCGGCAGACCCGCATCGGCTCTCCCGTCGACCGCTCCGTCCCGCCGCGCGACGTGGACGGGGCCACCCTGTTCGTGTCGCGCAACGGGCGGGAAATCCGCGAATTCCTCTACACCGACACCGAGGCCGCCTATCAGGCCAACGATCTGGCGCTGCTCGCCCGCCATCTGGTGGTGAAGCCGCGCGACCAGGATTACGACCAGGGCCGCCGGCTGATGTTCGTGGTTATGGAGGACGGCGCGCTGTGCGCCCTGACCGTCTACCGGCTGGAGCAGGTGACCGCCTGGACCCGGCTGGAGACCGACGGGGCGGTGCGCTCCGTCGCGGTGGTCGGGGACGAGGTCTACGCGCTGGTCGACCGCGCCGGGCGGTGGAGCGTGGAGCGCTTCGACGACGCCCTGAACCTCGACGCCGCCCTGGTCGGCGACCACGACTCCCCGACCGCGGTGTGGAGCGGGCTGGATCATCTGGAGGGGCGGACCCTCGCGGTGGTCGCCGACGGCACGGTCCGCGCCGACGCCACCGTCGCCGCCGGCAAGATCGTGCTCGACCCGCCGGCCCGCCATGTCGAGGCCGGGCTGCCCTACAGCCACCGCATCGACCCGCTGCCGGTCAGCCTGCTCGGCCAGGCGGGCGGAACCGACGCGGTGCGGCTGGTGTCCGTCGGCTTCCGGCTGGAGGAGACGGCAGCGCTCCACGCCGACCTGGGGCGCGGCCTTCAGGAACTGCCGCTGCACCGGACGGGGCCGCAGCCCGTGGGCGGCGTCCCGGCGCTGGTCTCCGGCGACCGCAGGCTGCGGGCACTGGGCTGGCGGCGCGACAGCGACCGGCCGCTGTGGAGCATCCGGCAGGACGCACCGCTGCCCTTCACGCTTTTGTCCGTAACCATGGAATTGAGGGTGAACGACTGATGGGCGGAATCACGACCCTGGCCACCGCGGCGCTGCCGCTGGTCAACTCCGTTGCCGACACGGTGGACCGCGTCTCCGGCACCTCGGACAGCGCGCGCCGGCAGCAGGCCGCCGACGAGCGCCGCTACGCCCAGCAGGCGGAGCAGCAGCGGCTGCAATGGCAGCGCGAGGACGAGTTGCGCCGCCAGGACCAGGAGCTTCAGCGCCAGAAGGACGAGCAGGCCCGCATCGAGGCGGAGCGGCAGCGCGCCCGCGAGATGGACTGGCTGGCGCAGAGCCAGAATCTGGCCGCCGGGCAGCTCCGCGCCGGGCAGGCCGCCACGCTGGCGGACAAGGAGGGGGACGCCCGCACACGGCTGGCCCAGATCTCGGCCGCCGCGCAGTCCGACGAGCGGCGGCGGGTGGACGCCCTGCGCCGCACCGTGGCGCGCACCCGCGCGACGCTCGGCTCCAACGGGGTCAGCGCGGCGGATGGGTCCGGCGAAGCGATCCTGCTCGGCGTCGTCAAGGACAGCGCCGCGGAGCGCGGGGAGGCCGAAGGCACCGACCGGCTGAAGCGCGAGGCCATCCAGCAGGAGGTCGACAGCGTGCGCCGCCGCAACCTGCTGGAGCAGGCGCAGCTCGCCGAGCGGCAACGGCTGGAGTTCATGAGCCGCTTTTACTGACACCCCCGGTCAACCCACGCAGGAGAAGGGGCGCCCCCCAATGCCCAGCGCATTCGACGTTCCGCGCGGCAACCCGCGCGTCCAGTATCTTGCCGACGGCGTGCAGACCGACTTCGTCTTTCCGTTTCCGATCTTCGAGGACGGCGACCTTCAGATCTTCCTGGGCGCGGCGCGGCAGACCACCGGTTACGCGGTGACCGGAGCCGGGGAGACGGCGGGCGGCACGGTGGGCTTCGCAACACCGCCGGAGGCCGGGACGCCCGTCCTGCTGCGCCGCCGCCTGCCCATCGAGCGGATGAGCGACTTCCTGGAAAGCGGGCCGCTCCCGGCCGCCAGCCTGAACCGCGAATTCGACCAGCTCACCGCCGCGCTCCAGCAGGTGGCCGGGGATCAGGAACTGATGCTGCGCTACACCGACACCGACCTGCCGGCCTCCAACCGCTTGCCGGAACGGACGGTGCGGGCCGGCCAGCTCCTCGCCTTCGATACGGTGGGAAACCCGATCGCCCGCAAGCCGGTGGACGAGGAGGCGCTGTCCACCTTCGTCGCCCCCGGCGCCGGCGCGGTGCGCCGCCCGGTGCGCGAGAAGCTGGCCGACGCCCTGTCGGTGAGGGATTTCGGTGCGGTCGGCGACGGCGTCGTCGACGACACGCGGGCGATCCAGGCCGCGCTGACCAGCGCGGACGCCGTCCATGTGCCGCCGGGCACCTACCGGATCACCAACACGCTGACCGTCGGCTACGGCCAGACTCTGTATGGCGCCGGGCAGAGGTCGGTCATCGCCGGCGCCTCGGCCGCGTTCGACCTGATCCATCTGCCGGACGGCTACGCCACGGTGAGCGGCCTGCGGCTGGAGCGGGGCGACGCCGCGGTGAGGCTGTTCGGGCGGGACGGACCCTGCGTGCACAACACGCTGAGCGACCTGACCATCTGGGACCCGCGGGTCGGGCTGCTGTTCGACGGCTACGCCGACCCCAATTGGCCCTGCTACTGGAACATGGTGTCGCGCGTGCTGGTGGCCCGCCCGTCGCTGCACGGGGTGTGGCTGACCCGGACGGGGGAGGGCGACACGCCCAACGCCAACCGCTTCTCCATGGTGCGCGTCTATTCCCTGTCGGCGCCGATCGCCGGCTGCGGCTTCTTCGTGGAGCAGGGCAAGTACAACAACAGTTTCCAGGACTGCGAGGCCAACCTGTCGACGATGGCTCTGGCCTGCTTCCGCGTCGGCGCCAACACCGACAAGACGCTGATCCTGAACTTCTACGCGGAATCCTTGGGCGGCGTGCCCAACGTGCAGCTCGACGCCGGGTCGGTCGAGACGGCCATCGTCAATCTGCTGTCGATGTCCGCCGGGCCGGCCATCTACGACCAGTCCGGGGGCCGCTACACGGCGGTGAACGCCGGCTATCCGGAAAAGAACCGGCTGGCGCGCAGCCGTGTCTCCGAGCTGGTCGTCGAGGCCCTGCGCTACGACACCGAATATGTGGAGCCGCAGGCCGGTGGGGTGGTCGCGCTGGACCTGACCAGCTCCGTCTATCTGGCGAGTGCCTACAGCGGCGACGTGGAGCTTCGGCTGCCGGCGGCGGAGGCGGCCAACGGCCACGCGGTGACGGTGAAGCGGACCGACGCCTCCCTCCACCGCCTGACCATTACCGAGGAGGGCGGGCCGGGGCCGGACGGCCGGACGGCGGCGCTGGGCAACCGCTACGACTTCGTGACCGTCGTGTCGAACGGGGCCGGCTGGTGGGTGGTGGCCGGCAACAACCGGCCGGACAACGCCCATTTCCACGACCAGCCGGGCCTGTTCGAGCCGGACCTGAACCAGGCGCTGTATCTGGTGAGCGCCTTCAGTGGTGCCGTCACGGTGCGGCTGCCACCGCCGGGGGCGCTGCACGCGGTCGGGCGCACGGTGACGGTCAAGAAGGCCGATGTCTCGGGCAACCCGATCACCGTCACCGTGCAGGGCGGCGGCGGGCCGGACAACGCCCCGGTGACCCTGGCCGCCACCGGCAGCGCGGTCACGGCGATGTCCAACGGCGCCGGCTGGCACATCCTGGGGCGGGTGGCGTGATGGAGGCGGCGGACACGCGCAAGAAGGGCTTCTTCGCCTTCGTCCAGGACTGGAACCGGCAATCGGATCTGACCACCCCGCGCCACCATCTCCAGATCGCCGCGTGGCTGGAGCGGCAGGCGGCCGGCGTCGGGCCCTTCGGCATCGGGTCCTTTGGAATGGGGCCGCGCCTGCTGCTGATGGCCTTCCGCGGGGCGGGCAAGTCGTCCATCGTCGGGCTGTTCGCAGCCTGGATGCTCTACCAGGACCCCAACCGGCGGCTGCTCGTCCTGGCGGCGGACCTGAAGCTGGCCAAGAAGATGGTGCGCAACGTCAAGCGCATCATCGAGCGCCACCCCGACACCCGCGGCCTGAAGCCCCCGGCGAAGGAGCGCGACCAGTGGGCCGCCGACCAGTTCACCGTGGTCCGCGCGCAGGAGTTGCGCGACCCCTCCATGGTGGCGGCGGGCGTGGGCGGCAACATCACGGGTAGCCGCGCCGACGTGGTGATCTGCGACGACGTCGAGGTGCCGCGCACCTCCGGCAGTCCGGGCAAGCGCGCCGACCTGCGCGAGAGGCTGGCGGAGATCGACTATCTGCTGGTGCCGGGCGGGGTGCAGCTCTATGTCGGGACGCCGCACAGCTACTACTCCATCTACGCGGAGGAGCCGCGGACGGAGGCGGGGGAAACGCGGCCCTTTCTGGACGGTTTCGCGCGGCTGGTTTTGCCCGTCTACACCGACGGCCCGGACGGCCGGCGCCGCTACGCCTGGCCGCAGCGCTTCGGCGAGGCCCACGTCAACCGCATCCGCAAGGCGACCGGCCCCAACAAATTCACCAGCCAGATGCTGCTGCAGCCAGTCAACGAGGCGGAGGGCTTCCTCGACCCCGACCGGCTGGGCCGCTACGACGGCGAACTGGACTATCGGGAGTCGGCGGGGCGGGCGGTGCTGACGCTGAACGGCCTGCGCATGGCCTCGGCCTCCTGCTGGTGGGACCCGGCCTTCGCGCGGCCGGCGGCGGAGGGCGGCAAGCCCGGCGATTCTAGCGTCGTCGCCGCCCTGTTCGGCGGGGCGGATGGGCGTTTCTACCTGCACCGCGTGCTCTACCTGTCGGTGGACCCCGGCGATCCGGACACCGAGGCGGAGCAGCAGTGCCTCCAGGTCGCCCGCTTCCTGGACCGGCACCATCTGCCGGCGGTCCATGTGGAGATCAACGGCATCGGGCGCTTCCTGCCCGGCCTGCTGCGCAAGGCGCTGCGCACGGAGAAGGTCGGCGCCGCCGTGGTCGAGGAGGCGAGCCGCCGCGCCAAGGCGCTGCGCATCCGCGAGGCGTTCGACGCCCTGCTGGCCGACCGCCGTCTGCTGGCCCACGCCACGGTGTGGGAGACGCCCTTCATCCGCGAAATGCGCGAGTGGTCGCCGGACGGGCGCTACACGGGCCGCGACGACGGGCTGGACGCGGTGGCCGGCGCGCTGTCCTGCGAGCCGTTCCGCTTCGACCGCCAGCCGGCGCCGGGGCGGAAGCCGGACTGGCGCGCCGCGACGGCGCCGACCCCGGTGGAGGATTGGGGCGTGTGATCCGGTCCGCAAAGCCTCTTGGTCCCTCGGGCCGCCATCCCTGACCGGATGGCGGCCTTTTCTTTTGCCTTTTTCCTTGGAGAACGGAGATGCAGGAGTCCATCGACCTGTCCTGGTGGATCACGGCGGTCGAACTGCCGGTGATGGGCGGGCTGTTCTGGCTGATCGCCCGGCTGCGCCGGGACGCCGAGTCCGCGCTGGAAACGGTGCGGGCCCGCGCCGAGACCGCCCAGGCGCAGGTGCGCGAGAGCCTGGCCGCCTACAAGCTGGAGGTCGCCAAGACCTACGTCTCGGTGGCGACGCTGAAGGATGTGGAGCGGCGGCTGACCGACCATCTGCTGCGCATCGAGACCAAGCTGGAGAACGGCTGCGCGCCGTTCGCCCCGCCCTACGGCGACGGAGGCCGCCGATGAGAACGTCGGCAAGAACCCCGGCAAGAGCGCCGATGAGGGCGCGCGTCCTCAAGCCGGAGCCGGGACCGGGCGTTCCGCCGCTGGGTCCGTCCGCCGATGGTTCCGGCCAAGCCGTCGACACGCTCGCCCGCACCCTGTGGGGGGAGGCGCGCGGCGAATCGGTTCGGGCCATGGAGGCGGTGGCGGCGGTCGTGATGAACCGCGTCGACCGGGCGCACAACCAGGGAGGGTGTTGGTGGGGCGGCGACGTGGTCGCCGTCTGCCGTCTGCCGGGACAATTCCCCTGCTGGGACCCGGACGCGCCGGGACGGCTGGGGCTGCTGTCGGTGACCGCCGCGGACCCGGTCTTCGCCGCCGCTCAACGGATTGCCCGCCGCGCGGTGGCCGGCCTGCTCGACGACCCGACCAGCGGCGCGACCCACCTGCACCGGGCGGGGGAAAACCCGCAATGGGCGCAAGGGCGCAGCGTCTGTGCCGAGATCGGCGGGTTCCAGTTCTACAACGACGTCGAATGA